ATGACTGCACAACTTATCGACGGCAAATCAATCGCCGCCAGCCTGCGCCAGCAGATCGCCAAACGAGTCACCGAGCGCAGCCAGCAAGGTCTGCGCACGCCGGGCCTCGCGGTGATCCTGGTCGGCAGCGATCCTGCCTCTCAGGTTTATGTCTCGCACAAGCGTAAAGACTGTGAAGAGGTCGGCTTTATTTCCAAGGCCTACGACTTGCCTTCCGAGACCACCCAGCAGGCCCTTACCGACCTGATCGACGGCCTCAACGACGACCCGAAGATCGATGGCATCCTGCTGCAACTGCCATTGCCCGAGCATTTGGACGCCTCCAAATTACTGGAGCGCATTCGGCCCGACAAAGACGTCGACGGTTTCCACCCTTATAACGTTGGCCGCCTGGCCCAGCGCATTCCGCTGCTGCGCCCGTGCACACCAAAAGGCATCATGACCCTGCTGGAAAGCACCGGTGTCGACCTGTATGGCCTCGATGCAGTAGTGGTCGGCGCCTCCAACATCGTCGGCCGCCCGATGGCAATGGAGCTGTTGCTGGCCGGCTGCACCGTGACCGTCACCCACCGCTTTACCAAAGACCTGGCAGGCCACGTCGGCCGCGCCGACCTGGTCGTGGTTGCCGCCGGCAAGCCCGGACTGGTCAAAGGTGAATGGATCAAGGAAGGTGCGATCGTCATCGACGTGGGCATCAACCGCCAGGATGACGGCAAGCTGGTGGGCGACGTGGTGTACGACACCGCCCTGCCCCGCGCTGGCTGGATCACCCCGGTACCCGGTGGTGTCGGCCCGATGACGCGCGCTTGCCTGCTGGAAAACACTCTGTACGCCGCAGAGACCCTGCACGCTTAATAACCAGCCGTACTGAAAAAGCCCTGCTTTATCGCAGGGCTTTTTATTGCCCGCAATAAATCCTGTTTTTCTTAGTTTTTAAGAACTTTCATCGGGTTCTAGAAGAACATTCGACAGTTTCTGATCCATACTCCTAATATTAATTTCAGGTATTCATAGGTTTTCCAAAGTAGCCACACCCTGCAAATACGGGGGCTTGCCTACTTTGGGATACCCACCACTCGATAGCGAAACCCGGCCATTGGTACAAAAATTGGTACGAGGCCCATCCCTTCCCCGGCGTCCTGCCGACCGAACACAATCCACCGCCAAGCAACTCAGCTGCTACGCTGTTCACTCCAAGGAGGAACACCGATGCAGAACTCTGACCTACTCCCTTCCCTGCTGTCCAAAATAAGCGAAAACCAACTCGCCCTTGAAGCAGCCATCATGGAGCTTACGATCTGGGTTGAGCAGCAAGGCGGCACCGAAATAGCCGACAACGTTCGCGGCGCGTTGGACACCATCGACCGCAACGAAGAGTTCATCAAGCTAACGCTGGCCGTACTCAATGCTCCCTAACTGATCGTCGGGTAAACCTGCAACTCGTCGGCCAACGGCTACCTGGTTGCCGAAGCTCGATTACTGTATGAACATACAGCAATTGAGTTTACCAACCATGAACATAGACGAAGACACCTCAGCGTGGCTTGGCTGCCCTACGCCTCTGGAAATGTACCAGCACCAGTGCGCCCTGCTTGAGGACGAACTGATCCAGACCGAGGCGATGCTCCGAAAGGCGCGGGCCAATGTCGCAGGACTGGTGCAGATGAATGACCTGCTTGCTACTGGCAAGGCTTCGGCGGAGGCGGCGTTGAGAGAAGCACTTGATCGAATTTCGACGATGAGCAATGAGCCATCTGACAAAGGAAGCTTTCGCCCCATCGATCTCATTACCGGCCAGCGAGACCACCTGCTCAGGGAGAATCAACGACTGCTGGGCGAGATTCGTCAAGCTCAATCCTCCAGCGAAAGCTAGGCTGAATTGACGGAGGGAGGGAAGATCATGTGTGGAAGGCTTACACAGTATCGAGGAATCCACGACTTTGTTGCGGCTCTGAGCATGCCCAATGCCCTGGCTAACTCCGTGGGAGATCAGCCAATTGAGCGCTACAACGTCGCACCGACAACCGCAGTTGCGCTGTTGCACCAGCAGGGTGACATGCTCCATGCCGATCCCGTTCGCTGGGGTTGGAGACCGCACTGGGCGAAAGATCGCGCGGCACCAATCAATGCGCGCGTAGAAAAAGTCGCCGACGGCCCATTCTTTCGAGCTATCTGGCCGCACCGGGCGATCACGCCAATCGATAACTGGTTTGAGTGGGTGGATGAAGGCGGGGCCAAGAAGCAGCCCTACCTGATCCGCCGGCGGGATGGTGCCCCCATATTCTGTGCCGCAATCGGTCAGCTCCCGGATGCTGATGAAGGCCCAGGTGAACATGACGGCTTCGTCATCATTACCGCCGACAGCGCCGGCGGCATGGTGGACATCCACGACCGTCGGCCCGTGGTGCTGACACCGGACCTGGCCCGGGAATGGTTGGACCCGGCTACGCCCAAGGAGCGAGCCGAGCAAATGGTGTTGCACCAGGGCGAGCCAGCCGAGGTCTTCGAATGGTTCAAGGTCGACACGGCCGTGGGTAATGTGCGTAACCAAGGAGCCGAACTGATCCGGCCCGTCAGCGCGCTATAGCCCTGACATACGCCTGGCACGCCCTCAGCGCGATCAGTCCTTGGTCGCCGGCGTCGGTGATGGCGATAATTCGTTGAGCATGCGCTGGGTCAAGTTGGGCTCGACGGGCTGCATGAACCACGCTGACGGTGCCGGGGGCAGCAGGCACGTCGCAGCCACTGGCTGAATCCGTTGCGGCGATAAGGACTGACAACCGGACATCAGCAGTGGCAAGACGATCGCGCAGAGCGCCCTGATTACGTTGGGCATCGGAGAGTTCCTTGGTGTGTTGTTGGTCCTGAAGTGCGAGTTGTTTCTCGATGGTCAGGCGCTTGTCCTGCTCTGCCTGTTGTTGCTGCCAGGCTTCGTTGGTGATCGCGTCCAAGGCTTTCTGGTGCAAAGCACCCTGCTCCGCCATTTGCTCGGAGAGCTTCTTGCCCAAGCGCCAGTCCTGAACCTGCCAGGTAGCACCGGCGGCCCCCGCCATCAGCACCAGGATCAGCACTACCAGGCGGGTAAGCTTCTGCAAGGGCGTCACGCCAGCACCTTTTTCGCCCGCTCCCACAGCTGCAGACGATCTTCCAGGCCGTTGAGTCCGCCGTTAATGCGGCGGGTGATCTTCGAGAAATCACCCTGATCCGCCAGCGTGTTCAACCCACGGGTTGACCAGAACCAGGCCGCCGACATCGCTGCGTACTGGGGCAGCTCGAGCAACTCCGGCATATCGATCAGGTCCAGGCCTAGGGCTTCACCGCACGCGGTATAGTTTGCACGTCCGGTGATCTGGATCAGTCCACGGCCTCGGTACTTCAAGCCGTCACCCTTGACGGTGTTGCCAAGGTCGGCGCGCCCTTCGTATCCGACCTGCTCCGCCGTTGGCCCCCAGATCTCGCGAACCCAGCGCAACTGGCCGGACTCATGACCGACCTGGGCAATGAACGCGGCGGCGCGCGCGGTGCCCAGGATTCCATAGCGGTTCATGGCGGTATTCAGGACAGGAACAAAAACGCCGGCTCGGCGGCCAGCGTTGGGCAGGACGAGCTGCAATTGCTGCGATGTGATTGGCATATAGGTATTCTCAAAAGGCAGAAAAGAAAACGCCCCGGCAGTGCGGGGCGTTATTGGATCAACTCAGCCAGCCATGCAGGCTGTTCTGGCCTGTACTCCACTATCGGAAAACGCTCAGACTCGGGCCAGTCGCGCAGATCCTGGCGGTAGCCCTGCAACTGCTTGTACTGCTCGACAGTGAGGGTTGTAGGCCGCTCAGCCTCCAGCTCGTCGCGGTGACGGGATATCATCGGATCAGTCAGCAGCAACACACGGTCACGAATAGCCCGCTCCCGCGCTTTCAGTTCCTCCACCGTAGGCCCAGGCGCTGGAGCCGTACTCGGGCGGCCATTTTCACCAGGCGCAAGGATCGACCCACCCAGCGATAGCACCCGATAGATTTCGTCATGCTCTTCCTGGGAAACGTCCACCAGTTCGTATTCTGGCGGCAGCAAACACTTAGGGTTGGCCACAACAACCAACGGGGCAGAAGCGCTGTCATCCGGCACCTCAATCATCGGCGCTACTGCATCAAGATCAGGAACCAAAATGGTTTCAGGCGTCACCGTATCCCCCTCACTCCATTCCGGGTTTTCAACCTGAATATAAGGGCGATTCCATGTCGGATCTTGGATTGGGATAGTTGGCCTAACCCATTCTGGATCTGGCACCTGAATAGTCCGAGTGTTGTGGAACACCTCATTAAAGAAAGCATTTTCTTTGGCGCTATAGAAAATTTTCATTTATCAGTTACCTCGCGCTTCAACAATTGCAACCATCCCCGTTTGAAGAATCGAGGCCCATTCTTCCACTTTTACGATGCAACCCGAAGTAGTCCCAGAATGATAAGATGCCGCACATGTACATCCGATACTTGATGTAATGCGAAAAGTTATTTGGGCATTTAAAAAGCTGTTAGGAAACTGAAAAGGCCACGACACAGCTAAGTTTTTAGTAGATGAAATATCATCAACCAAAACTTCGACCCACTGTTTAATCTCACCCGTATCCGCGTTTTTGCTCCAGCCACTCGGCGACAATAGCGCCGTGTCTTTAGGACGGTCCACCTGAAGACGAACAACTGTTCCGTTAGTGTTCTTCATGTAAGGGACGGCAGAATCCCCGCCAATGAAACCGGCCTCACCGCACGCGTTGCCATTGATCTTGTATTGAACAGCAGCAACAACGTATGCGCAGTTTGCGATATAGGAGCCCGCGTAGCCCTGTGACTGCGTTGGAGCCGTTGTATTACTGACGATTGCTGGTACGTATAGTTCTGTTGCAATCGCCAGACGACCGTCTGGCGTATACCGCATAGCGTTGGTCAAATTGCCCGCCGCATCGGAGTGCGCAAACAAAAATCCGCCAGTGCTGCCACCCCCTTTATTGCAAATAAATTGCACGGTGCCACTACCATTCGCCCCCCACCCGATGTAACCACCAATGGTATTGTAACCACCGGCCTCCGAGTTGAAAGACAACCCCGAAAACTTCGGATAAAAAGCACCGCCATTTTTCGGAATATAGTCTGCCGGGTTAAAGTTTGCAGTCGTCAAATACTCAAACCAGTCGCCAGTGCCATCCGCCAAGGTCAGACGCCCGAACGATCTACGGCTAGTCATTGAGCAACCGAAGTCAAATCCCAGCTTCCCGCCGTTGTATTTGGCGCGAATACCAGAAAAGTATCCGACCCCTGCGGGCAAATCAGTAGTATCCGTATTCCCGTTAATGAAACGAGCACTACTCACATCAGAGACTTTCCCGACTACAGCCGTGTCATTATTTGAACTTACCGTGCCTTTCTTAATAATCTCCTTGATAGCCAATGCCAGTTGATTATTTTCATTTTCCTTAGGCGCAATATCACCCGCTTTAATTACATTGATTATCTCGTCAGTTACAGCACTCCCCCAGGCAGATGGGATCAAAGATCCAACTTGACCAGTAGCAATGTTCTCGTCAACAAACTTTCCGCCTACTAACCCAACGTTAGGCACACTTTTAGGGTAGTCCATCTAGACACCTGTCCCGTAATTAATAAATTCCAATGCATGCGCTGGTGCACTGCGTCGAATCACGCACTCCAAGGCGCCGCTTGGGTTGGCCCCAAATCTTTCGCCAAAGTAGCTAGCACCGAAACGGCGACCCAGCCGGCGGCGCGGGCCTGTGTTGAGCGTCCACATAAACTGAGCTGACCACGTTCCAAAGTGCGCACGGCCGAAGCGCGCGACACCGAAGCGCGGCGCTCGGTGTTCGGTCACGGTGGCTTGCGGGTAACCCTGGGTGATGGCGAGCTGCACAAAGAACGCCGGGGTTTGCCCGCCGACTTCAACCAGGCGGCGCCGCACGGCCAGTTGCCGATCCTCAAATGCCGGGCTCTCGCCCAGGCATGGATCCGGCAGATCCATAACCTGCTCCCAATCGGGCACCAACTCGCGCACGGTTTCCGGGTCGCTCTCGGCCAGCAGGTCGGATAGCCGCAGATCTTCGCGGGCCAACTCCATAGAGCCGGCCTGCAACAGCTCGCGGATTTCCGGCACCAGCTCCACGTCCCAGGCCGGCCCTGGCGGCAGTAGTGCGACCAGCTGCTGGTAATAATCGGCCGCTGTTCTTATCGCCATAAGATCCCCCCGAAGGTCGGCAACTCATTGGCGCCCGGCACCACGTCGCCGGCTGGGCTTAACAGCACATGATCTTTCTCGCCTGCAGCGCCGCTAATGGCCTCGCTGATATGCGTTCGCAGCAACTTGCCGCCCAGGTCTGATTCACGGTTATGCAGATCCACCAGGGCCGCTTCGACAGCAGCGCGCACGACACTGCTGTCAGGCAGTAACTTGATTTCGTATTGAATCGGCTTCTCTACTGGCGCCAAGACGGCGATTTCAGCCGTTACCGGGCGCTCTCCCTCGATATAGGCAAGCGCAAGGGCCAGCGCTTCCGCCCCTGGAATGGGGCTTAAGTCGCCATCCCTGACGATAAACACCGCTACCGTGCCGGGGCCCATCCAACGCCGACGAACCCATGCCCGCGTCACGCCAGGCACTTCAAGCGCCCAGGTTTCGTAGTCACTGGTACTGCCACCGTGCGGCACCACTCGATAAGAGCGGATCACCCGGCCGCGTAGCGCTTCGATGCTTTCCTGTTCGGTGCCGCCCGCAATGCCTGGCTCAAGGACGGTGAACGTATCCGCCACACCTTCAACGGGCGAAACGCTGCGCAGCACCGTGCCGGCGGGTGTGTTTCCCAGTTGGCCCGCGTCGACCGCCTCCAATGTGGCAACGCCAGTAGGGGAACTCAGCGTTACGGATAACGACACGCGAAAGCGCTGCCCATCCTCGCGCTGCAGCAATGTGCCGGCATCGAGCGCGGCGGGCACAGCACCGGTAAATTTGGCAGGGCCTGTTGCCGCTACCGCCGGCAGCCGGTCACGCTTGAGCCTGGACCGCGCCATACGACGCAAGGTGTCCTCATCAGCCTTGTCAGGAAGAATCTGATCAGCGATATACGCTTGGTGCGCATAGCGGCCGTAGGACGCCGCAGAGTTGACCCGCGCAAGCACTTCAGCATCAGAGCGCAGCAGCGCACTAGAGCCCGCCAAATCGCTACGGGCACGACTGATCAGCTCGGGCATGGTCGGAGTGTTAAACGGCATGAATCACCTGCCACAAGTTATCTAGAGAGAGTTCCAGCGCCGCACCGTCCCGAAAAACCAGAACAATGCGCATGTCGAGGCGATCAACGCCGCGCGTAGTGGTGATGTCGACGGCCTTTACCCGGCCGTCATCGAGCATCCATTGCAGCGACTCCCGGGCGAACGTCGTAGCGTCCCGCACCGTTTCAGCGTTGAGGGTGCGACGGCGCAGCTGCCACAGGCGGGAGCCGATTTGGTCGTTGGTCACCGTGGGAAAGCTGTCACCCCACCAGCCGTAGCGCTCAGCATCATCAAGCGCGTCATCCGTGCCGGCACGACGCCAAGTCAGCAGGCTGACCACGGCCGCGCGACGCCAGACGCTTTCGGTCACTTCTTCGTTGACGACTGCCATGGTTAGCCCGCCGCTTCAGGCGGCCCGGAAACGGCCGGGCCCTTCATCACTTCGGTGTGGCCGTGTTGAACCTGGCTAATGCCGGCGGCTACTTGGTCACCTGCAGAAACGATCTTGCCGGTGGTGCGAATCTCCGGCGTGTCGAACTCGACCGCCGTTTCCGCCTTGACCTTGAGGGTCATCGTTTCGATTTCAATCACCCGGCCGCGCTTAAAGTGCAGCTTGTCGCCCTCATCGGTATAGAGCGCCACCTCGCCGCTTTTCAGGCCCTGCAGGCGAAAGCGACGGTCTGCGACACAGATCACCACCCCATGCGAGCGGTTGCCGCCAAAGAAGCCTGCAAGCACCTCGGCGCCGGCATGGGCGTTGGCCGTGAAACCGTAGGGTTCGAAGTGTTCCATGCCGTCCTTGATTTCTCCGGCCAGCAACTTCACCTGCAGTTCCTGCAGCTTTTTCAGGCCGTCGACCAAGCTCAACGTGCCGCGCACAAGAATGTTTTTTAGATTGCTCATTCGGGCTTCCAGTCGGCAGGAATTAGGTACTCAAAGTTGTCCGCTGCGCCGCCCTTCTTGAGCTTGCGCGATTTGTGCGGGTCTTTGGGTTCGGGCAGAAAGGCTTCTGCCGGCGCAACCGAAAGGCTGCAGGTGGTGCCGCCTTCTTCGAGGCTGTATTGCACCTCGCTAATCAACATGTCGCGGTCAATTCCCAGGTAACGATCCACCACCCGGACCAACAGGTTTACCCGCCATAGTGCGCCGTTCGACTGACGCCACCCCTGAACCTTGTACTTGAGCGTCAGCGCCTTACCGATGCGGTTACCGCGCTCCCAGTTCGCTCTGGCCTGGGCCAGCTCAGGCGTCAGATCACCGCTTTCCTGTATCTGCAACACCCGATAGCGCGGCGCCCGTGGGTCAGTAACGGTCGAAGCCACCTCGGACGACGCGGCGCCCGACTCGTCGTCGGTGCCCTTGCGCTGCCCAATCACGCGGTATTCCGAAAACACACCGGAAAAGTCCAGCTCAGTGCTGCCGGTCAAAATGTTTTGCCCCAGCTCCAGGCGGTCGACCGCGCGGCCGGCACTACCTGGGGAAACGATCACCAGGCGCCCTAGCTCATCGTCCGTCGACAGCAGCCGGGAAAGTGTCAGCAGGCGGTCAATGGATTCAAAAACCGTCTCTCCCGGCTCAATCGTGTGATCCGTGACTTTGCTGGTCTCGGGCACCTGACTAACAACTTCGATGTTGTAGGTCGACGCCAAGGCTTTCACGATGGTTTGTATGCTCTGGCCGCGCCACTGGCCGGGCTTGTTGATCGCGGCGCAGTCGACCAGATCCGCCGTCTTTGAACGGCCGCCGATGGCCCGGGTAATCTGCCTGCCGTCATAGCTGATCGGAGTCTTGAAGACATACGCGGTCAACACGTGATCGGCGCCGATCCGAATAGCGGCGCGGTCACCCTGGCGAATCGGGATAGGCACGTCTCCGGACAGCTCCCACGTCACGCCAACGTTGAAGTCTCGGCATTGGCGCTCAATGGATGCGGTGATGCTGACATTCTTCCAGCCGCTGTAATCCATGCCGTTGACACTCAGTGTCACAGCGTTTTGCGGGTCCATAGGGGGTTACTCCTGGGCGACTTTCAACGGCAGCGGTGGCAGAAAGCCCGGATGCTGCACAGCGTTACGCGTAACGATTTCATCGGCGCGCGATGCGTCACCGAACTGCTGGTAAGCCAGCACGAACGCCGGCAGAGTTTGTTTCGGGGTGACCTCGATCAGCCGCACACTGGCCTTAGCGACTTCCGCCAGGTGTGCCTTGACGAGCTTCCTGGCGTTGTCCAGGCGCTCAAAGTGCGCGTACTCGGCCTGCAGCTGCGCGTCCCATATCTCTGCGCTGATGTCATCACGCAACGAGAGCACATCGTCAGTTACCGGCACTTCGACACGCTCAATCGGGACCGCTACTTGCTGCTCCAGGGTTGGAACGCCTGGAAGCAGAGACGGCGCCTGAATCACTGGCATGGCCGCGACAATGCGCAGCGCATCAATGATCAACACGTCACGCACCAGCTCACGCGTGGCTGTAACTGCCGCGATGTTGGCCGCTCCACCTGCAGGCGGCGGCAGCGCCGCAATACCCCTAGCAGCCTCTACCTTGCTGCTGGCCGTTCGACGCGAAAGGCTGAACCGGTCAAAGTCGGTCGACATGCCGGAAAATTGCGATTGCAGCATGGTCGCCAGGTTGTCGGGAAAGTTGGCCACCATGTCGGCCAGCGTCACCACAGAGCTAACCAGGCCCGTGATCTGGCTGATTTCCTGCTGAATGAACATCTGCACCCCGGCCAGGCCGTTCTGCAGCGCCTTGACGCTCAGGCGGGCTTTATTGACCAGGGCCATTGCCGCCTTGTACCGCGCAATCGCGGAATCCAAGAGGCTTTCATTTTCGGCCTCCAACTGTCGCGCCGTGTTCGGCACGCCGGCTGGGTAGCCCTTTTCACCCCCTTCGACAAACATCAACTCAAAGCGAGTGACGCCGCCTTCATTCCAGGCATGGCCCGCCGAACAATCCGTGGCGGTGCCGTACATCTGCCCATACCACGGATGAATCAACGTCCCAGGGCCGGGCTGATTGAGCGCCTGCAGTAAGTTGTCCCGCTGAAAAAAACAATCCTCCCCCACCACAAACGCCGTGAACTTGATGATCCGGGTTTGCTCGCCCAGGTCTTCAACTACAGGGCGGTTGCGCTGGGGGAACTCATGCACCTGTGTCCGGCGGCCTACGGGGGTGCTTTCCGATTCAACGTGAAACGGCACCCCGCGAAACGACGCCGGTTGTAACTGCTCGCGCCAAGTGGCCATTGCTTACCTCGACAGAGTACGGGTGCCCAATTGCGAATCGACCTTAAGGCCTGGCTGATTGGTTGAACCTTCCACACGCGTACCTGGCGGCGCGCCTTCCATCCTGATCAGAAACGAACCTTCCAGATTATTCCGCTGGTTAGCTGCCGCCTGCTGATTGATCGATGGCGCACCCGGCGCACGTAGCAAGGATTTAGCATCCAGGCCGCCCATGGACGCATTGCGCGCCGTCTGAGCATTAATGGCCTGATCCACTGCATCAGCTTGGACAAAGGCCCCTGTACCGCCTCCAGGCCCCGCATTCCGTTCGCGCTGTTCTTGCGCCCAGCTCTGGGCCTTGTTGGTCGCGGTCTTGATGATCCCGGGGCCACCCTCACCAGCCCCCATGAACTTCAAGATCGGTTCAATGATCGGCTTGATGGTTTCCCACAGACCCTGAAACCACGCGGTGATCGGCGCCCAGTGCTTGACGATCAGGCCCAGCGGGGAGAAGTCAAAAGCCGTCTTCATGAAGTCAAAGAACGGCACAGACAGCGCCTGGACCAGCTCCCACGTCGCCGCGAAGAACTCCGTCAACGGCCCCCAGTTTTCGATCACCTGGGCAAGCGGCGTGTAGGTAAAGGCATTTTTCAGCCAAGCCCACAGCGCCATTGCCGGGCCCTGGATTTTTTCCCAAACCGCCTGGAAAAACGGCGCCACAGAGGACCAGTTGGCAATCAACATACCGGCTGCCATCGCCAGGCCACGCACCACAATCCCGACGATGCTTTTTTTCGTCACGTTGTCGAACATGGTCATGGCGAAAGTGGCCGTGATCACGGCCAGGCGCAGCACAGCGAAGCCTGCAGCAGCCCCGACAATCGCTTTAATCAATGCCGGGTTTGCAGCAACCACCGTCGATATTTGGGAGACGATCGGCCCTATGGCTTCAAGAAAGTCATTCAGCGGCGGGAGCAACGCCGAACCGACAGAGATACCCAGGTCCGTGACACGGTTTTGCATCAGCTGCAGGGCGTTCGCCGTGGTGGCCGCCCTGGATGCATATTCCCTCTGCATCGAGCCGCCGAACTTGGTCTGGTCGTTCACTAGGCCAAAGTTCTTCTGCAGCGTGTCCAAGTTGGTCAGCAGCGGCGCGATGGCCCCTACCGATTCCTTGCCGAACAACTGCGTCAGCACAGCTGCCTGCTTGCTTTTCTCGACCTTGCCAATCGATTTAAGCACCTTGTTGATGGTGCCTTCGGAGTCAGTCGACATCCCTTTGGCGATAGCTGCGGAATCCAGGCGCAACGCCTTAAATGCCTGCTTTTGCGACTTGGTAGCCGCGGTGCCTGCAGTCAGCGTAAGCGCAAAGTTTTTCATGCCCGTCGCGGCTACGTCTTCGGCGATACCAACCCCAGCCAAGGACGACGCCATAGCGGCAATCTGGCCGGCGTTGAGGCCTGCAATTTCGCCCAGCGGACCGATGGCCGTCACGATCTTGGAAATTTGCCCAACACTGGCGGCGCCGGTATTGCCTAACTCGTTGATCTTGTCGGCCAGCACCACCACTTCGGTTTGGTTCAACTTAAACGCGGTGCGCCACTTCGCCATCATCGAGCCGGATTCTTCGGCCGTGGTGTCGAAGGCAATACCCATCTTTACCGCGTCCTGGGCAAAAGCATTCAGCTCTTCCCGGGCAATGCCGGATTGACCACCTGCCGCCACGATGGCCGCAATCCCTTCGGCCGACATGGGCAGCTCTTTGGACAGGTTCCGAACATCCTGGCTCATGTCCTTGAACTGCTGCGGCGTATCGAAGTTAACCACCTTCTTAACGTCCGCCATGGCGCTTTCAAAGCCAATCGCGGCCTTGACCCCCATCACGAACGGCGCCGCCATGGCGCCGCCCTGCAGGGCTTCCATAAACGTGATCTTGCCGAGGCCGGTGCTGTTCAACTGCTTGCGCAGTCCCATGGCGTTTTTACGGATGGTGCCCAGCATCGGCGACAGCTTGTCGACGCCGGTTATCAGCGCCTTTAGCTGGAACTTGTCGGCCATTAATCCACCTGCTGCTCTCTCAAGATCCGGTGCGCTTGCTCAAAGCTTTCGAGAAGCGCATCCAACGGCCGCCCCATCATGTTGTCGGGGTCGACCTTCCAGAAATACGCCAGGTCATAGACCAGGCTGATTAGGCGGTCTGCGGAGTCGACGCCGGATTCATGAAAAAACCGATCAGCACCCAAGCCAGCTCATTCAGGTCGGCCAGGTCCAGCTGTTCGACCGAGCTTTGCGGGATAGCGGTACAAACCGCGATGTACTTGCACACCACGTCTGGCTCCACCACCGGCATGCTGTTCTCGCTCAAGGTGTACGGCAGCGCCTTGATGGCCCGCACTTCCTTGGTGGTAGGACGGCGCACTTCCAGCTCATTCAGCTGCTCGCCGTGCGCGGTGATCGGTACTTTCAGTTTGTGAATGGTCGTGCTGGTCATTACTGCCAATCTCCGTTGATGCCTTCAAATTTGAGGGTGAGTTTTCCGTCGTCGCCATTGACCGTGGCGTCATCCACCAGGTACGCGCCGCTCAACACGTACACGCCGCCATCCCTGAATTCGGCCGTCACTGTCATGTTGGTGTTGGTGGTGATCTTCGCCAGGTCCATACCTGGCGTTTTGATCGCGTCCACTTTCACGAAAGGGATTACGTCCTCTTCCTTGAAGTAGCCCGCGCGGATCGACTCGCGCTTAACCTTGGAGACGGGCGCCTCTACGCCACCCGTGACCACCAGCTGGCTCCCGTCGACTTTGATGTAGCAAGTCCCTGCGACTGCTTGGCCCATACGGCCTCCCATAAAAAAGCCCGCACGTGGCGGGCTGGGTGTTCAGATACCGGCTTACGCCGCTTCGGGGTACTGCGAGCGAAACTGATACAGCAGCGCAAAAACGCGCAACTGATTCACCAGATCCGGCGGGAATAGAATGTTCAGGCGGCTCGGGTTGTTCGGGTCGCGCTCCACGATCAGGTTGGCCTTAAACATTTCGGCGTTCTCCACCAGGCCGGCGCGCTCCAGCTCGCCATACGCTGCAATCAGCTCAGCACGGATCACGTTCGGCGTGACAATGGCCTGGCCCGGCCCAAAGGCCGTGCCGTCATTGGCGAGCTTGTGACGGCCGTACTTGCTGGTAATGCGCGTGCGCAGAAAGCGGATCACATGCGCCGACTGGTGCAGCGGCTCGCTATCCAGATACGAGTCATCAGCCTGGCCGTAAGCGTTACGCTGGTAAGTCGTAATAGCGCGCTGAATACGCACGGCACCGCCGGTGGAACTGAATGTGGCAATCCCGTTGCTCAGCAGCGATTGGGACTCATCAATCAGGAAACGATCACTCGCGGCCGCCGGCTGGATTGCGCCCAGCTCCCCGCTTTGCGTAGGTCGTGCAGGGTCTGCACTGATAAACACTGCCGTACGGGCCATGAACTGCGCTGCGACCTCCCACACCGGTTGCGGCAAGCTATTCTCAAAGCCGCCGATGCTGATATGCGGGTCATTGCGTACACGCCCCGCAGCCACCAACTGGCCCAGCGTGCCGCGCTTTGCGCTGTAAACGTGCCCATAGAGCTGCTTGGACCATGACCAGCGGCCGGAACTCTCATCCATGGTCGCCTTCCACGCATCGAGCGTGGCGGGGTCCGTCCAGGGCTGTGCAATGAACTCAAAAGGTTCATCGCCCAGGGCGGCCAGGGCCACCGACATTTCCGGCGTACCCGCGCCACCGGTCATGGCAGTGGCCGCCACTGTCAGGCCCGCCGGGGTGAACTCACCATTTGCACGGCCCAGGCGGTTCATCAAGACAATCAGGTCATTGCCAAGCTCACCCTTGAACTTGCAGGTCAGCGTAACCACCGCCTCGACTGCTGCAGCCGTCACGGGCAAATCAATGTCGTCGTTGATCGCCTTGGCGAGCGCCGCCGCAACGGACGCCGCGCTGGCCTGGGCGGTGACAATCGAGCGCACCCGCTTACCGCCCACGTACAGAGAGAGCAATCCGGATTCCGTTGCGGCGCCCGTTACAGTAACGGTGGCTTTGGCTGCGTTGCCGGTTTCGACTTTCAGCGGCAAACACCAAACCTCGCCTATCGCGTCGATAGAGCGCAGACGTTTATGCATCGCGGCCAGCATCGAGCCTGGTGGGCGATGATCAACCGCCGCAAGCTCTCCTGGGCGGTATTGGCTTGGGAGTTGTCGACCTCGGCATAAAACAGAGGTACCCGGATATCGCCGGGGATTTGGTTAAAACTTACGCTCATGCCTCGGCACTCCCGTCGTCCGCCGGCCTGGCGGCTTTAACAGTCGGTTTGGGAGCCTTTTCAGGCTCCGCTTTCACGACATCGCCGTCATTGATACGGCGCTGCCAGTAAGCGTTCAGGGGCACGCTATCGCCCTTTTCGGGTAGCAGGGCGCCACCTTTGGACGGGTCGGGACTGTCCCGGCCGGCCACTGGTTTCAAATAGATTTGCGTCACAGTTGCAGATCCTCGCGGGCTTAAACATCGATCCGGCCAGCAGGGCCGGGCGGAGAAGGTTTTCTGTCATCCCTGACGATGTTCACACCATCAAACGGATGCAAAGCATCGTGCTCGACCTCTTGCCAGGTTTCCGGCGGGCCAAGCGGCTGGCCGTACTTCACCTCATCGCGGCCTATCACGAACTCGGTGAAGAAGCGGAAGCGGTAGACGGCCTTTGATCGATCAATCAGCAGCAATTCGCTGTCGTCGTACTGCAGCGGCGCACCGTCGCCACCAGGCTTGAACCCCACCAGGGCGCGCCAAAGCTCGGCGCGCAGGTCGTGAATCAGGTCAGCGGCGCCTTGACCGCGCTCGTCCTCACACCACACCTCCACGTTCACGTCGATGGCGTCACGTACACGCTGACGAATCATGCCTTGCGTATCCGAAGGGTCAGCAGAGTCACCAATGCAGATCACATACGCGGCCGGCATGTCGGTTTTCACGCTCTTCGCAACCGGGTCCCAATCAAGGCCGCCGTACACGCGGCGCATGAAAGTCGGGCAGGTATTGCGCAGGTGCTTGATGATCGGAATCAGCTTCACCGTTGAACTCCAGGCATAAAAAAGCCCCGGGGTACGGGGCTTATGAAAGGGTTGTGTTTACCGAAGGCCATCCGCCAAAGCGGCGCCCAGGATTTTCTGCACATCTGCTGCAGAATCCTGCAGGGCGTCGGCCATGTAGTTGTCGCGCGGATCAATCCGCCAACCTCCCGCACGGCGGGCCGCCACCAGATCCGCCCGGCCACCGCGTGCGCGACGGCCACCGGGCTGGCCTTTGATGCGGCCGCCTTGCTTGACCCCGTAATGAAGGTAGGCCGGGTAAAAGGCCTGCATGTCGCGGGTCTTTTTCGGGGCCACCTTCACCATGAACCCGGAGCGCGACACCTTGAACGTGACCGAATCCCGCAAGCGGCCCGTACGCACGTGCGGATAACCCGCCGCGCCCCGGGCCAGGGCCAGGTTCATCTGCGCTCTACCCGTTACCAGGCGGCCAGCTTTGCGCATCCCGGCGCGCACTTTCTTCTTGTCGAAGGCTTCGCGGTCGAACTTCTCGAAACCCTCGATATGCAGGTAGCCATTAACCTCGACGCTGTTACTCATCGTAGATATCCCGCTTTGGCATGGACGACGCGCTGGCTGGGTTACCGGTGATTTCCTCGACCTCAAGCACCGTATCAATGCCCGATTCGTTCACGTCACCCACACCCACCACCCGAAACAACCGCTTGCCCAGGACAACCTCATGCCGGTCGTCAATCCCCGGCAGGCGCTTGAAGGTCAGGCGGTGGGTGATCTTCTTGCCGACCTGAATACCGCTATGCACCAACAGCGTGCCCAGCGGCTCCAGCAGCGCCCAGCGCCGGCCGACGCTGATATAACCTGACACCAGATCGGCGTCATTCTCGGGCTTGTCGTTACGCACCCGGATTTCAATGCGTTTATCCCGCTCGCCAGCGGCTGGGTGCTTCATAACGATATCCAGTTGTAAGGGCCCACCAACGCCTCAAAGGCCAGCGGCAAGGCGCGTGAACCCGTTGCCGCGGCGTCGGTCACGGCTTCGCGATTGCGGTACCAATGCGCGACCAGCATTTTCATGGCCAGAGTTACGTCATCCGTTACGGGTAACGCATTCTCCGGCGCCGTTGCCGGCAACAGACTGCGCAGGTAGTCGTAATCGCCTACAGCATCCGGCGGCGCATCAGCGGGCAACTCGACCTGCACCAGCTTGCGACCGGTGCGAGTCTCGACCATTCTCCGCGCTGCCCGGCCGTAACCCTGCAGCAACTCGTCTTCCTCGGCGTCGTCCAGCTCAAGCCGGCAATGCTGCTTAATTTGCTCAAGCGTCAACATGCGCACACAGGGGCCGCTTGCACGGCCCCGCTCCAGGCTTAGGACTCGACTGCAGCGCCTTTGCCGGCCAATGCTTTGATGGCTGCAGTGTCCTGCAGGACGATGCCGAAGCGCAGGAAGGCCAGGAAGCCGACCTGGCCGAACTCAGCGTAACGCTCGACCAAGCGTTTCAGGGTCAGGCTGCGCACGGCACGCAAGATCAACTCGTTGAAGTCGCCGGCAAACATGAATTTCTTACCAGCGCCGATATCGGCAATCGCCTGATCGATCACGTATTGGTGTTTCAGGATGGTCGCCGGGCGGTCGCTGTCGATACCTGGCAGCCACAGAGGGCGTTTATTGCCGTCGACCATTTCTTCCATCGCCTGACAGGTATTGTCGTTGAAGGCCAGGCGGAATTTAGGTGCCGCACGATAGGCCGGGTCGACCGAGTGAATCAGGCCGTTGACTTCCTGCCAGGTGAACTGGGTTGCACTGGTCGTCACTTTGCCCACGGTAACGGCCGCCTCCAGACCTTTAGGCTGGGCCGGCGCGGTATCCGTCTCCGCTGCCCCCGTGCCTTGCACGATCAGCCGGTTCCGGGTGCGACCACAGCGCTTGCTGATGCGGCCCGCCAGGAAAGCTTCCATGTCGATGCCAGAATCCTGCAGCAGCTGTTCAGAGACGCGGATGATTTTCGAACTGATGGTGTGGGAGCCCAGCGTGCCCATACCAAACTCAACATCCTTTTCACCGGTCTGCTTGTTCTCGCCGATCAGCTCGCCTTCCTCTTCGCCGCCATTGCTCACCGCCCAGGCAATCGGCGCACCGTTGTCGGTGTTGAGCAACTGACATACGGACGCGATACCGCCGTAGGTGCTAAGGGCCTCGATCACTTTCGCCTGCAGCGTGGTAGGCACCGTATAGCCGCCGGCTTCGGGACCTTGTACGCCTTGGGCGCGCATGGCAAATACTGCCGAGCGCTGTTCTGCAGTCAGATGCTCAGCGCCGCCGCGCAAAAACGCATCGAAGGCGCTGCGCAGTTCAGCCTGTTCACCCGTCAGCGGCTGCTGATGCTGGGTGCCTTGGTTGGAATTGCGGGCACGCTCTTCAATAAAGGATTGATCGTTTTCGCGAAGCTCTTCTTCGCGCTCGATCTTCTCTTTCAAGGCTTTCAGGTCGACCTTGATAGCTTCCCACTTGGAGCGGGTTTCACTGGTCCACACCTCGTCCCCGGTGCTTTCGTGCAGGCTGCGCATTTCGGCGGCTTTCTGGGCGTACAGTTCTTTCAGTTGTTGCAGTGTCATAAATCCCCCAAGGGCTTAAAGGTCGTTCAAATCAAGCAGGCGCTCACGGGCGTCACGCTCAAACTGAGCGCGACCCTCAAGGCCTTCGTTTTTCGCCTGTTTCCAGGCGTCCAGGGAGCGCTGTGCAGCGCTTGAATCGGGATAGGCCGGGAATGACACCGGGCCCACGTCGCGCAGTTCAGCGATCTTGTAGATCGTCCGCACCACCACGCCGTCTTCTTCGTGCCAGGTGTCGCCGCCAGGGGCGACACGCATGGCGAAGCTGCTACCGCTCATGTCGCCGCGCTTCAACGGCTCGACAACTAGGTCACGAATGGTCTGCGTGTTGGGCGTATCGATTTCGTAGGCCAGGCCGCGCTGGTCTACCGATAGCCGCAGCGTGCCGCTGACCGTGCGGCCCAACAGGTAGTTGGGGTCATGGTTGAACAGTCCGCGTACATCCTGGCCCAGCACGTCATCGAATGCGCCAGGTGCGATCAGCTCAACAAAGAAACCGCCCAGCAGGTCGCTACGCTGATTAAACACAGCGCCGTAGCCGGCAATGCGCGGTGACGCATTTTGATCGCCGCCCTCTTCCGCCGGCACAGCGCGAAGCTCGCAGTGCTGCGCGGGCAGCATGCGTTTCTCAAACTCACTCATGGGGTTATTCCTTTGACGTTACGGGTAACGGATTACCGTCAGCGCCCAGTAACGTGGTGTTGACGTTGAGCAACATCGAATCGAGACCGGCCATTGGGTTCAGGTCTTCCAGCACGCGGACCTCATTGCGAGACATCCAGCCGTCTTGGATCGCGATCCGATAGAACTCGGCGCGCTCTTTCGGGGTGCCGCGCAGCAGGCCGGCCAGGTTGAACTTGATGTAATAGCCGGCCAGGCGCTCAGCCCGCGTAAACACCCGGCGGTTCAGCTCTTCTTCCCAGTTCTTGACCCAGGGCATTACCGAGTGCCGGACGAACTGGATAGCCTGTTCGCTGATGTTGGAAAACGTGGCTTTCTCTAGATCGTTGATCATGTGAGAAGGCACGTTGAATATGCTGGCAATCTCACTACGCGTCAGCTTGCGCGTCTCCAGAAACTGCGCATCCTCAGGCGCGATAGTCAGCGCCTTGTAATCCAGATCCGCAGGCAGCAGCAGCGTCTTGTTTTCCGACTGCTTGAGCTTGATTACCGCGCTGTTCCAGACGCTTTTAAGGCGCTCCCAACCGTCGCGCTGAAGGTTTCCGTCCTTGAGCGTCACAAGCCCTGTAGGGCGGCCGCCTCCCTCGAAAAACTCTTTGCCGTAACGCACTGCAGCCAGGCCAAGGCCAATCGTTTCGGCGTTCTGCCGAATAGGACTGGTGCCCATTCGCCGGCCAGAGCCAATCGCGCGCAGATGCACCATGTCCTCAGGCGCTACCGCCAGCGGCAAGCCATCGTCATCCTGCGTTGCGTAGATCCAGCGGTTGCCATTCTTAACCAGGTCGGTTACCTGGGGCTCGCACATTTCCAGCGCCTGCAGCTCACCACGTCGGTTACGCACCAGGCGCGTAAAACCGTTGCCCCAGCCCAGGGTGTGCGCCTGCTTGGTTTCACGCCACTTGTAAGAGGTTTGCCACTGATTGGGCTCGTCGTGCAGCAGGTAGTGCGCAGGGTGATCCGTGGCCGGCACAATCTCCCCACCGACCTTGCGCAATACGTTTAAGGGCAACTGCGCCATGGTGCTGGACAGCACGTAGATACACGCATACACAGCCGTCAGCCTTTGCGCTGTAGCGGGGCTCACGGCAATACCGTTACCCGCACACAGCAGCTCGCCCAGCTCCTCGCTGTTCATCTTGGTCGCTGGGTTCTCCAGGCTGCTACGGTTCTCATACATCGCGCCCAGGATCATTGTCGAACCGCCTTAATAGCGGCGGCCAGCAGCAAGGCACCGCCGGCTATCAGCGCCCAGCCCGGGCCGAACTGGACGTACAGCCCGGAAACAAACAGGCAAAAGCCTGCCGTCCCGATCAGTTCAGGAAGCCAATTTTTCATAGGGGGCTCACATGGTTAAAAGGTCATCGTCAGTCAAGCTATCCAGAAGACTGCCGGGCGCCTGATCGGCCAGCATTGCGCGGTTCATCCCCATCAGAATGGCGACCATGCCGTCGATCTTGCGCAAGTTGCCCTTGCCTTCGTCTTCTTTCATGGGGGTCAAACAACCGCGGTATTCCTTGGTTGTCACGCTCCCCGCCATCCACGACAGCACACCGTTTGCAGGGTGATTGAAGCGCCGTGAAACCAGCGCCGCTTCAACCTCCCGCATAGGCATATTCATGGTTTGAATGCCGCCGCCGACCTCGACTACCTCGGCGCCGTCCGCCTGCAGCTGGTGCGCCAGTTGCGTGGCGCGCCACTTGTCGTAGGCGATTTCCTGAATGTCGAACATCTCGGCCAGGTCTTTGATGTCATCGCGCACCACATCAAAGTCGGTTTCCTCCCCGTCCGTGGTCAACAGCTCGCCAGAAACCACCCAACCTTCGTAAGCATCCTTAAACGTGGTCGCGCGCTCTATCGCGCCTTCTGGCAAATATGAGCGGCAAAACACCGTCCATACGTCGCGGCCGCGTTCGTCCTTATCCTTGAACACCAGAGCCACAGCGGTAATGTCTGACTTGCTTGCCAGGTCGACCCCAACCCAGCATTTACGGCCCCGGAATTGCTCCAGGGTCAGTTCAGGATTACCGCACGCCGCCCAATCCGACATGTTCAGCCAGGCAGACCGGGAGCTAACCCAAACGTTTAAATGTTTGGTTAGGTATTTGTTCAGCTGTGACGGGTAACGCTTGGCGTTCGCCTGCATACGCAACAGGTATTCATCATCGACCGACACGCCAAAATTTGGGTTTGCCTTGCGTAATACCTTCGGGTCTTGCCAGTCGTCGCCCTCGTCAATCGTGTAGATGATCCCGAACAGCTCATCGTTTTCTATGCCGCCTTCGCCCAGGGCGTGCAGCAGCATGTCCTTGACCTGACCACGCTGGACATAACAAGGCCCGGCCAGGTTGTAGCCGGCCGTAGTGATCACAAACATCAGCGGATGCTCACGGGCACCCATGCCGGTGATCATGGTGTCGTAAAGCGCAGACGAAACGTGTTCGTGATACTCGTCGACAATCGCGCAGCTTGGCGAACTACCGTCGCCAGGATCGCCAACCAATGGTTCAAAACGACTGCCATCATCTGGCAGCGAAAGGTTCATCACCATTATCTCAGCGCCGCATTCCTCGATCAGTTGCGGCGTGTTCTTAAGCATCCGACTCGCCGGCCGGAATACCTCAAGCGCTTGGTATTCTGTCGTCGCGCCGCAGTACACCTCGGCGCCGAACTCGCCATCCATGATGAACATGAATAGGCCGAGGCCAGCCGCAATAACGCTCTTGCCGTTCTTACGCGGAATCTCGCAATACACCTCACGGAAGCGGCGCAGGCCATTGCGTTTGGATCGCCACCCGAAAATGCAGCAGAAGATAAATTTCTGCCACGGCTCCAGGGTGATCAGCAGCCGCTTACCGGCCCACTTGCCTTTGGTGTGTGGCAGCAACTGGATGAAGACACAGACGCGCTCGGCCTCAGCCTTGTCGAACTTCCAGCGATAGCCCTTCTTAGTCGACTTCGCCAGGTCGCCCAGGTGACGCCGACAGGCTGCGCGGACCCACTTGCACGCTTCAATCTTGCCCGCCACCACGTCGCGGGCGTACTTGTTCGCCGCGTTGACGTTTGGTGAGCTAGCCATAGGGTGTGGTTATCCGGCTTTGCCTCCCCGCAGCGCGGTAAAGGGGTTGTCTGGTTTCTGTTCGCCGCCAGGCTTGAGGCGCGCCCGGGCGGCAGGATCAAGTCCAAGTGCACCGCCATAAGCGGCCATCTGGCGTAGCGTTTCATTGGAGACGGTGCAAGCAGGGTTTTTGATTTCCTGCTTGGCGCCCATGACGATGATCCCGTTTTTGGTGATGTCGTCTTGTGCCTCTCGCCAGCGCTGATAGGCCATGCAAAACGCCTCAAGGTTGTGCATGTCGGTGCCGGTCAAAATCCTGGCCTCAATCAACCAGGGCGCAACCTGACGCCAGATGTTCTTCGCGATTTCACCGAACCAATCGGGCGGTTCGGGCACATGCGTCAAGGCGTCGGGTGACGGTGCGTTCTTGTTCAGTTTCCGCTTGCCAGGGTTGCCCTGGATCACTTTCAAGGCGGTCGGTTTGGCGTGACGGCCCACAGGCACCCCCAATTTTTCCAAAAGTACGAATTTTTTAATTTCGCGGTCGCGCGTTAAAGGCTGGGCGAACGGTGGAGAAGGCAAAAAGCTGCAGAGATTTTGCCCGCCCCCCCCTCGGCGCGCTTTTTCGGTGCGCTTTCGCTACCTGATCCCTGCGCGTTCGCCGACGCGATCTAAGCGGGCAGCGGCCGCTTCCCTTTGCGTTTTGGCCTTGTGACAGTTCTCATTTAGCGACTGCAAATTGCAAAAATCGTCACTTCCACCCATGGATTTGGGTGTTATGTGGTCAACTTCTGATGCTGGAAGGGTGCAACCCTTGCAGTCTTCGCACTGACACAAGTAACGGTCACGCTTGAGGACGGCCGCACGCTTCTTGCGCCATTCCCAGTCATACCCGCGCTGCTCAGCCGTTCCCCGATCGGGCTTGGCCCAGCCGCTAGCAAGGTGGGCATGCTGCTCGCAGTAGCCGCTAGGGGTCTGGGTCTTGGCCGGGCACATTGGCGAGCGACAGGGGCGTTTGGCCCGTGGAGGCATAAGCTGTTTTCCTTGTTTGATGCGAGCCAGAATTTGGCTTTCGCGAAACGTGGCATCCATCACTACGGGTTACGACTCGGCAGCTTAAAGTCGGTAATACGATCCGCAATCGCACGAACCTTTTCCACTCCTAGAAAGCCCACCCAACCGCCGGCAAAGGTAGCCATACTTTGAGGCAAACCGAAGAAGTCCAAGCCACTGATGATGGTTAGTGTCAGGCCGCCACAAATCGCGCCTTCCACCAGCATCTGGCGACGAGTGCCGCCGCCGTATGTGATTCGAAGAACGGCCATAGCGCAGGACAGCGCAGCCGCATAGAGGATTGGCGAATGCTGGCTCAACCACGCAAGCGCTATCGCCCATGTGTCTGGTTTGTCTGGCATGTTTGGCATCTCGATTCCTCCCCGTAAGGGAGTGGTGAGCTATTGACAGGCAAAGGCCTGCGGATTTGAATCAGCTCCAACAGCACTCCCAGCTTGCAGCGATGGGCGTGGTGGAGCCGAAAACGAAAAAGCCTCAGCGATTGCCGAGGCTCTAAATTTTTACAAGATATGAAGTATCCGAAATTACTGCGACTTCTTAACTCATAACAAACACCTGATTCGCTCAAACTGTCCGTTATTAGTGAGCTGCGAATGTATCAAATTGAGTGCATCGTCCACACTTTGCTGGCTAACGTTGTGATTAATCGCGCTAACCCAAACCTCTCCATTAAAGCTGCCGGCGACCAGTGGATTTGCTTTCTGCGGATCCGATACAGAGCAATCATAACTGCCCTCCCCCAGCTTATAGCGAAGCAGAAATCCGTCAGCTTTCTCATCTAACTTTTCAAATTCCCAGCTACGCATTTTATCGGAAATAGCGTCATAAGCTTTTGAATAGTCCATGTGTATACCTCCCTAGTGAAACGTGAGGTTACGACATTAGTGGGCTAACTGTAAAAAAGCGTCTGAAAACAAAAAAGCCCAGCAGGTTAGGCTGGGCTTGACTAGCTAATGGTCAGTCACTGCTCAAGGTGCACAAGGACTGACTTTTTGAATTTATCTCTGACACGCTTTGCGCCATCCATCCACTCACATAGAACGATATCGTGGTTCAACGTACCACGCTTTACCGTGGTTCCGATCACGAATCCTCCAACCTCGATAGGCCCTTGATCATAAATGACCATATCAGGGCCACCACTTTTCAAACGAACAACTTGACCTTCAAGAAATTCCGCCATGCCAGCTTCCTTCTGTTATGGATGGAGACAATGCATACATTGTGTCATCTCGCACGACTTCAAGTAGCCATACAAGAAAAGCCCTAAAAGATGGTCGGGCTTTCTATGCGGTGTCGCGCTTGAAAAGCTGAACACGTTGCCATGAAAACAGGAGTTTATCCGCGTGGAAAGACTTTTTATGAGGCCTGGCGAAATACCTCAATCGCACAATCGACCCAAGCCACCCCGGACTTGATTAGCTCTCGGGCCTTGGCTTCACCCATTTCATTTTCCCGCGCAATTCGAAGTGCTGGCCACTTCGCACCGAAGTACAACCAGATGAAATTTCCCATCTGGGTGTCCCGCATGGCGAGCTTGGCCACCGCCCGGTCCACCACCAGGGCCACGTCATCCGTGACGCAGTAATTCTTGTTCCCTCCATCCATGACGTTGTTGTCTCGGATCAGCGCATAGAGCGGTGACACATACCCAGGCACACCGGCCCCATCCATCCGCCACCAGCCCCATTGCTCCAACAGGTATTCCGTATCGCCTAACGGTTTGTCGGCGTATGTGCGCTTCTTCATCCGGCACTCCTTGGTTCCAAATAACTCAATCCGAAGAGGTCGCTTAGCAACCGGTCGGCACTATTGCTCTTCGCATGGCGCTCCATCAGCCATCTCTTGCCTTCGAACGGGCTCACACTCTTACTCGGCAGTGCCGTCGTAACATTGCTCATTTGCAGCACTCCCCATGGCATTTACAAACCTCGCCCTTAACAAATTGTGGTTCTGGCTCGCAAGCCCCGCCGTTCAAGGCGTCTACGAGGTTTTGCGAATCTTCATATCTAACGCCTGTCTGCGCGTGAATCGCCTTGAAGCCACGCGCATCTAACCAGTCGTGCCACTTCACCAACGCCAGGCGGCGCTGCTCTTTGGCCTGAGTGTTGATGTAGGTGGAAGCGATCTTGCCCAGCGAGTGATTCAGCAACATCTCGCCGATGTGGCCGTCGACGCCGAGGTCAGTCCAGGCGGTGCGGGCGACCTTGCGCAGATCGTGACTGGTCCAGGCGCCCTGCCCCAACCGAGTGAACACGGCACTGGCCTGGTTATCACTCAGCGGCTTGCCACGGCGCGACGGGAACAGGAAAGCGCCTGTGTAGCCCTGGGCGCTCTGGCGGTCACGGTAACGGCGCAGCAGCGCGCACACTTGATCGGTCAGCGGCACGCGCAGCTCGGTCTTGCTCTTGGTGTGTTCAGCCGGCAGGAACCACTCACGCTCAGGCAATGCAATGTCAGCCCACCGCGCCTGGCGGGTTTCACCGATCCGGGTGCCGTGGCACAGCATCATTAAGGCCAGCATGGCGTCACCTGGCGCGCTGTCGAAGCGCTCAGCCAGCAGCGTCACTAACTCGGGCACTTGCACATCGCGCAGCCGGGCGGGCTTGGGCTGAATGCGCGCCGTGGTGAAGTTGCTGAACTTGAGCTCGGCCATGGGGTTGAAGGGGATCAGGTCGAGTTTGCGCGCCTGGCGGAAGGCCATGGCGACGAGGCGAAATAACTGCTGAACGTAGGACAGCGACAGCTCTTCCTGCGCCGGCCACATAAGCTGTCTGTCCAAGGTTTGGGCGTTGACATCGCTAAGCAGCAAATCATTCAGCCGCGGCTTGAGCTGGCAGCTGATCGCAGACTTAATGGCCGCGCGGCGCTTGTCAGACAGTGCCCGCGACTTGGCCATGCGCTCACCAAACCAATCGAGCAGCTCGCCGACGGTCAACCAGCCCGACACGCTGGCCGCTCCATCAGCCGCCACACGCAGGCGCACTGCCGGCAACGCCGCGATCACCTGCTTGGTGTTCAGATCGGGAAATGCGCCAATACGGTGCCATTGGCGCTTATTGAGAAAGAACCAAGAACCACGCGTACGATTTTTGGCGTAACGAAAGTGCAATGCAGGGTGGCCGGCATCACGCAGGTCACGCACATGCTCGAGCTTGGCGTTACGCACAATCTCGGCATCTGACAGTTTTACTGTCAGGGATTTGATTAGGGTATTCAAACTTTGCCCTCCTTTCGGGCAAGTAGGTCAACGACCTCAAAAGTCGATGGCCACATCCAGTCGCCGTAGCGTTTGGCCATGGCCTCATCAGCGAACAAAGCCACGGCATGGTCAGGCAGGACGTCCATGTCCAACTTGAAGCCGCAGCAATGCACCGCATAGCGGTAATTGGCCAGGACCGGAACGGCCAGGCGAATCGGTGCCATCAGTTGTTTTCCTTTCTGTAACGACCGGCCAGACTGCTGACCTTTTCGGGTTTGATCGGCTCAACCCAGCCGGCTGCGAGCTGTTCGAAACGGCTGTACTGACCGTGGAAAGCGGCGCGCACTGTGCCGCCAGCAATATCACGGCCCTTGCCGATAATGATTTCGGCAATGCCTTTGGCTTCGGAGTGTTCGTGGTAGACCTCGTCGCGGTACACGAACAGGATGATGTCCGCGTCCTGCTCGATGGCACCGGATTCACGCAGGTCAGAACACAGCGGGCGCTTGTTCGGACGCTCTTCGCATTTGCGGGAGAGCTGGCTGAGCAGAATCACCGGGACACACAGCTCGCGAGCCATGAGCTTCGCGGTTCGCGTCATTTGGCTGACTTCCTGCTCACGGCTGGACGTGCGCGAGTCGGACTCCACCAATTGCAGGTAATCGATAACAATGAGGTCCAAGCCATACCGACGCTTATGGCGGCGAGCAGCCGAGCGCAGTCGATTCATTGACATCGACGCGCGATCCGACAGGAACAGGTTCGACTTCTTGAGCTTGCCGGCGGCACTCATCAGCTCGGCGCCGTGGGTGTTAGGGGCTTTGCCATTTTTGATCAGCTGTAAGGGCACTCGCCCTTCGGATGCCATAAAGCGATCCATCAGGCCCGTGTTATCCATTTCCAGGCTGAACGCCATCACGCTTTTGCCATCACGAATAGCCGCGTGAGATGCGATGTTCATGGCGAGCGTGGTTTTGCCCATGGCCGGGCGGCCAGCGATGATGATCAGCTGGCCAGGTTTGAGGCCTTGCAGCTTCTCGTCCAAATCAGGAATACCCGTGGACAAGCCGTCAATCTCATCAACGCGATCCGCCCGGGCTTGTAGAACCTCGATGTAGTCGTTGAGAAAGTCCTCCGCCTTGACCACTTCGGATGTTGCCGACTGGCTGTCGATGGCATGGGACTCAGCCTGTACCGCTGCGACCTTGTCCGCCGCTGGCTGATCACCGTAGGCGATGTCGTTGATCCGAACGCTCAGTTCGATGATCGATCTATCCAGGCTGCGTTCACGCACAGTTCCAGCGTACGACGCGGCGTTAGCGACGCTCGGCGTATTGCGGGCAATTTCTGCGGCGTAGGCAAATGAACTCGCACCGCCAGGCAGATCACCCACGTAAACCCCAACGGTGACGATATCGACAGGGTGACCATCACCGTGCAGGGCCAAAATTCCGCGATACAGCTCAGCGTTGTCCTCGTAGTAAAAGTCCTCGGGGACTAGGTCGGCGGCCAGTATGTCAATCAGCTCAGGGCGCAGGAACATCGCCCCCAGCACACCGTGTTCAGCTTCCAGGCTGTAGGGATCACGCATTGTAATTACCCTCAACGACCTTCACGAAGTTGCTAGGGGCAATCAGCCAATCGAAGTTGCAGCGGAAAGGATTACCGCCAGAAGCCGAGACCTTGCCCATCAGAAACTCGCTGGAGCGCACCAAGGCGAAGTACTCGGCCCAGAAACTGAGATCCTGATGAACATCGCTTTCGTTCCACCGTGCGCTGACCTTGGCAATCCGATCCTTGGTCAACAACATGACCCGGGGAAACTCAGGGATCGTTGCGTTAAACAAATCGACGATTGCCTGGGTTGGGCATTTCGGCTTCGAAATTTTCGTTGGTTGCTCAGTTCCAGCAAGAGATGTTGGTTCACTTGATGGTTCTATTACGGTTCTGGGTGCAGCTGCTGCGGGGGTTTCCGTCGTGAGCTGCGGGGGTGGCAGTGCATCTGCTGCGGGGTGCAAGTCCTGCGGGGGTGCATATGCTGCCGGGGTCAAGGTATACATAGTCGAACGCCCCATCCGCTCACGGACAGACAAAATGTTCGCTTGCCCTAGCCACTTGATCGCCCCCTGAACCGTCCTCTCGGCGAGGCAAGTACGCTCAGAGATTCGGGCGATAGAAGGCCAGCAAACACCCTCGTCGTTTGCATTGTCAGCCAGCGAGATTAGGACTGCTTTTTGCGGGCCACTCATGCCTTGCAACGGCCAGCACAGGCTCATGATGATGGTACTCATGCGGGAACATCCTGGGCGGGTGCCAGGGACGCCTTCAAGTAATCGAGGCATTCCCGGCGGAACTGAGACTTGGATTCGTGCGAGTACTGGATGCCAACCAAGAGGGCGGCATCCGTCGCGGCGGATTGAATTGTGGACCGATGTCGAGATACCTTTTCAGGCTCCGTGGTAAGCGTCGCGGCATAGCCTGAACTATTGACTGTGGGGGTGTTATTGATCATTATTGACCTCGCTAAAACGTTGCACTGAACCGCCCTGCCAGGCGGTTTTTTTATCTCTGCGATTTGGATGCTGGATGAATGAACAGCTAAGCCAGATCACTTTTTACAGGCTCGTATTGAGCGGAAAATCAACCCAGCAGAAGGTCAGGAACTGTCCGCTGGGATGGGAAAGGACGTACCTCTTCCGCCACAAAAGAACCGTTTCCAACGTCAGTTACGAAAATGTCTCGACGGACTCGCAAGGCCTTGTTCAGGGCGCCCTGACTCATGCCCAGAAGCGCGGCTGCTCGGGTCTGCCCCTTCTCCACCGAGAATTGTTTGAGAGTGATGCGGCTCATCGCCATACCTCCATTGCTGTTGATACCGCGAGACTATCTCCCATGGAGATATTTAGCAACTCCATTGGAGATGGCTAGTTATTGCCTTTGGGAATATTCTTTTGAAATGACTAACGAACGACGTCCACTGCTTGATTGGGAGAGAGCTGAATGCGCCGCCTTAAAGGCAGCACTTTCGGCCTTTAATGCTCATCGCCCGAAAGAAAAGCGGCTTACCCAAGAAGAAATCGCGCTATCGCTGGGCATGAGCCAAGGGACGCTCGGCAGCCATTTAAATGGGCATCGCGCGATAAGCCATAAGCTTGCCGTAGGCATGGCAAAGCTCCTCGAAATACCAATCAAAGAGTTCAGCCCTCGCATTGCCGAGGAGATCGGGGAGATGGCATCCGCGGCAGGCATGAAGCCGCCCACTGGTTCCGATCAGAGAATCCCGCCGAGGGAGTTCGATCTTGCTGGCGACAAGGCCTACACGGGCGTCCTACAGCTAACTGCGCGCGGCTCAACCGGGGCGGGCGACGACAACTCGCACGTCGAGATCCGTGGCGTGATGGCTTTCAAAACAGAATGGCTGCGTGCAAATCATTTCAACCAGCGCCACCTGGACGTGATCTACGCCAACGGCCATAGCATGGAACCGACAATCAATGACGGTGACGTGCTTCTGATCGATGAGTCGAAAATCGAACCAAAGGACGGCCAGATTTTCGCCATGCAGAGCGAATCCAAAGGTACGATCGTCAAACGGCTGGTGAAGTCAGACTTCGACGGGTGGATCATCCGTAGCGATAACCCTGACAAGGCGCGCTATGGAGACGAGACTCTGCGTGATGGGGAGATAAATGAGGTTCGCATCATCGGCCGTGTGGTTTGGCGCGGCGGGATGCTGTAGGCCCGGCCAGCAGTAATAATCGTTGGCTAATGAATACCCATTTTGAACGGACTAAACTGCCAGATGAAGGATACTAAGTCGGAAATTGAGATCTACGAGGACCTGAGGTTTCGGGTTAGCTTCGATGATTTCATTAGATTTCTTGAAGGTGTTCCTGTAACGCCCGTATGTGCCAACTGTGGTTCAAGTGGGAAGTGGGCTCTAGCCACTGGAAATGGTGAGAATGAAAACGATTACGGCGGCGTGACTATCTACAAAATGTCATACGCGAACGACACCTTATTCAGGCCCTTTTATTCGATGAGTTGCAGAAAGTGCGGATCACTACGGCAATTCAACGCTGAACTGGTAGTAAATTGGCTCAAAGACCATCCAGTAGAGATTGCTCATGGATAACGCATGGAAGGGCAAGATCAGCCCTATTAGAAATGATGATGAGCTTCATGCGTTTGTGGACGAAATTGGCAAATTGAATCAAGCTGGCACTATGAACGATATTTCCCGCGAAGAACTCAACGCTAAGCTCGAGACCATCGAAGTCAAAATGGATGCTCGTGTCGAATCCGTGTCAGCAAAAATAGATGGCTTTCTATTGGCTCAGGCTGAGCGGGATAAGCGTCTTGACAGTGTTCTTGCACAAATCGGCAAGGACAACGGGGACACAAAGAATAGCATCCGCTCTATGAAAACCACCTTGGTCGTCACGGCAGTCTCGACCGTACTAGCGATAGTGCTTGGCGTAGCTGGATTCAATACCGCTCTTACATCGAACATGTTGAGTGCTTTTCAGCTTGGCAAAAGTGCCGCCTCCTCCACTTCTGAATCGGTCACTCCGGAATCCCAGAAAACTCCGCCGGCGTCAGCCTCACCTCCCACAGTAAAACCAGGTTCGTAATTTAAGCCCGGCCCAGCGCCGGGCTTCTTGTTTCCACCCTCCCTGATCTGAATCCGAAGCCCGCCACCGAGCAGGGGTTTTATTGCCTACGAAATAATTATTTCCATTGGAGTTGACTTAAATATCTCCTTAGGAGATATTGATTCCATCGCCGGATAACAATCGGCCAGATGGAAGGCAGCGATGAACCGGCCTTAACGGTTCAGATGGGTGGCCACTACCCAAGGCGCGCAGCGTAAAGCGATCAAAAAAAGTGTTCTGGCGGACTGAGTCGCGGCCAGAGAGAAAGATTCAGAGATTACCGGCCAGCAAAATGCGGGTCGGGTGCTCTCCAGAAAGCCTTGAAAAGGGTTTTGCGGAAAGCTACTTAGCTCCGGCGACCTGACCCAGGAGAGCCACCACTAACGGCCCCCCCTTTTTGCTCGTAATAACCGGAGAGAAGGTGCATTTCCTCACTTTTGATTCGAGCTTCCAGCGCCCTGATTTCTGCGGGCATACCAGCGCCGCGACCAGGCGGCATAATTTCGAACCTTTTCTTGAGTTTTTCGAGGCTGCTCCGGAGACGGTCAAGCCTCTGCTGGTGAGTCTCGTCAGGATTATTTTTGGTAGTCATTTATGCCTGCCTCTGCATGGTTGGCTGCCGTCAATTGGCGCAACCAAATTCGAGATTACCAGCGGCAAAGCGCTACTACCAGCCAAGTGCGAAGCAATAGTTATCAGCTTTAGAAAACACACAGGGAGTCATATTGATGGAAGCGACAATCATCAGCGGCACATGGAAGGGTTATCTCGGACGCGGCCTTGCGCCGAAGGAATTGCAGTATCTACTGGGCACCGCCCAGGGCATGACGGCCAAAGAAATAGCCCGACAATTCGATGTGGCAGCCTGCACCGTGGCTAAGCGCCTTTCATGCGCAATGTTCAAGCTTGGGGTAACCCGCCAAGCCGCCGCCGTTGCCGAGGCGATGCGCCGCCAGATCATCTCACCAATGTGCTTTGCACTGGCCGCGCTGATTGCCATACACGCAATGATGGGCGACGACGCTATGCGACGTGACCGCCGGATTCCGGAACGCCGAACTGCCCAGGTACGAATAGTGCGGCACTCAGAACAACCGGTATTGCTTGCCTAATTCCAACCTTGAGGAAAAAGACATGCCCCCATCAACTCACGAATGCACTGAGGGACTCGCGACCCTTCGTATCCGCCCAACCATTGCCACCTCAGCGATGTACGCCATGATCGGCAAGGAGCAGCCCGTGCAAGACGTTCGCTTCCAGATAGTCAACAAGACCACCGGCGCCTATCACGTCGTCGAGCGCTCCACAGGCAAGGTGATGGGTATGTGCTTCACCTGGCCGCGATCAACCGCGCTCAAGTGCTGGAGGCTCGCGCCGACGGCAATAAGGTCTACATCGAAGCGTGGACGCAGTGACGAGCGTTACCTCGTGAAGCGAATCAGGAACCAGTTGCGACACGCCGGCGGCAGGCATGGCTTGATTTGCAAGCACATGAACTAAAGAGGTAGGCCATGGCCATAGACAACTCGCAGATCCATTGTCAAAAGCTCAACAAAGAGTAGGAAGCGCTTGCCCGCCTCGGTGCTACAAGCGGACCTATATCGTGACATCAGCCATGGAGTGAGCCCTGGGCGCCCTTGGGAGCCCTCACGGTCTTGAAGTGTGGCAGGAAATCTACAGCACATTCTTAATCAACTTGGCGGCCGCGCCCGCCCAAGCGTTGGCCCTTATCGCGGCCATCTCGCAACCTAAAATAGTTGTTTCTGAAAAGCAGCCACGACACCTTGTAGAGTTTGCCGAAACGAGAGCTGAATCTATCCCACGCTAATCCGAGACTTTTTCAAGCATAGCTTTACACACATTCATAAGCTCATTACTCGCAACATCAGCCCTTTTATGGCATCGCTCCATGTGAGCCAGTCTGAAATGCTTCACCATATTAACCTTGCCTTCATCAGTGTGGCAGTCAGCCAAAAAATCCTCACAGTTTTGACCAACTACTGCCCAAGCACTGAATGCCTCAGCGCTATGGATCAAATCCACGCTGAAGGAGTGATACACCCGCATTGCATTTTCTAAAAGTTTTTTATGTCGATCGAAATCAGCCTGTGACAGGTTCTCGGCTCTCATAAGATCGAGGCTGGTTTCCATCCCTACACAAAGGTGAGTTGCTTGTAAGGAAAGTTTCGCGCAGTGCTCCACTGAGGCGAGCTTTTTTGCCTCTTCAGCCCGCAAATACTGGGTGTTTGCAACTATAACGGCGAATACGATCGCAAGCACGGAGCCAATGGCCTGCAGCCAACCTGATATAACTTGATTAGTCTGAACGTCCGCTTTAGTAGAGACCAAAATTAAGCATGCAAGAAGAATGGCATGTCCCACCAAAGTGCCAATCAGCCCTTTCCTTCGAATATCCAGAATCATTTCTAGCCCCAATTTATTTAGAGTAAATATACCGGCGAGGCGCCACTGTGCCCATCATTTACGGCTCGGTCTGCTCAGGCATCGAAGCCGCTACACAAACCTGGCAGCCGCTGGGCTTGCGCGCCGCTTGGTTCGCCGAGATTGAGCCGTACCCCTCGGCGGTCTTGGCCCACCACTACCCAGAACTTGAAAGCTTTCGATCTCGTCGTAAATATCGTGCATGAGCATCGGTCTGTCTGTTCGTAGGGCAGCGCCATCGTACTGCCTATATTACACCTACTGTCATCAATAGATGTTTTTACAAAAAGAAGAAACCAAACCCATATATTAAGCATCGCAAACTTACTTGAAAAACGAATCAACTCCCTGAGGAATCACTTCCTCCTTAACAACTTTATCATGTAGAGCTTGCCCTTTTTTAATTACATACTCACGAACATGCTCAAACAGTTCAACCCAACCAATTTCCACGTCTTCCTTATGCCAGATTAAATCTGGCTGCTCTATCTCCGCAAATATTTTGAATTGCACCTCGCGACCTTTTTTGAGCTTTTCGGGAGTAACCAAAACTACCCGCGCCATCTCGACTTTTTCGGCACCGCTGTGAGCTGCAAAATTGTGCCTATAGGAGATACCTAAATCATGTAGTTCGTGAAACTTTTCATCAAGATGTATTCTCTCTACCTTAACAGGCCGTCCATCACAACGAGAAAAACACTTACCATAAAATGTAAGTGAAGCTACGAAAAGCCCCTTGATAATATCGTAAGACTCTCTATTTCTACCATAATGATATTCACCATCAAGCTCCGGCAATCCCGCTTGAATTTTGCCGACCTCTTTCATCCAAACTATTGCGCTTTTTAAGTCTTTTTGAATGAGCGCATATCCAGCTATTTGGTTGCAGATTTTTGAATTTAATATAGTCCGCTTACAACTCTTTCCGCGAAATTTGTAGATCCTATATTTCCTTCCACTGACCTTATCGATGAAGAATATTTGACTCCAATCATCTTCCAAGTGATCTCTCCCCTAAAAATCTCATGATAGATCCATGGAGCTGCCGTGCAAATAGAAACGCGGATATCGAAGCCAAAAATACCATTTCCGAAAAGCACCTAACCGAAACAACCCTCTCACAAAAATTGTAACCCCTCCCCCTTCAAAGTCAGCCGCTATAGCTGCAAGGACCCCCAATGCTCGATGCAAACATACACCACTCACTGAACACGCTCACTGCCAGCCAAATGGCCAAGCTGCTGGTGATACATCACGGAATCGATGTTTTCAGCTACAAGTACGAGAGCCTGCGCGAAGCACCAAATGGCCACGTTACGCTTGAAGATTTGGCGTCCATGTCCGGCGAGGATCTGGATCAGCTCTACGACGAGAGCTCGCACGATGATGCGTTGAACGAGGTGCGGTACAGCGCAGTGTACGCCCCCGGGGTTCCGTCCTGGTGCCACTACAGTTGGGGGCGCAACTACGAGGTCGATGTGAAGGCGTTCATCCTGCCCGATGGCCGTGCTCTCGCCTTTTGTGAGATGAGCGGCGGCGGTAAGCACGGCGAGCCAGACGCCTACCCCTGGGTTGAAGAGGCCAAATTCATTAAGGTCTCCGGCGTCGAAGAGCGCGTTATCAAGACTTATAAGTTCGAGGATATTCCAGAAGCCTCAGAGGTCACCCCATGATCGCCACTCTTTGGGTCGCCTACGTCTTTATCTACACGGCGCATAAACCCTGACCCACCTTCTGCCGCGCAGCGCGGCAAGGACACCCCATCTACATCATCGAGACGGCGCGGCTCACAGCGGGCGGCGGGAGGTAGCTATGGCAGAAGCCAAGGAAAAGTTAGAAGCATTTCAGTTGGACAAGGTGCCAGAAGCGCGCATGGCCGAAATCATCGGCACCACCAAACGGGCGCTGGAAGGAAAACGCGACCGGGGCGTTATCCCTGAAGGCGTTTGGAACAAGGTAGATGGCCGAATTTTTTATAGTTTAAGGAGATATGAAGCATGGTTAGAAAGCCAATGGGCCTGCCCACAGGAGTTGAATTCGTTGGCCAGTCCGTTCGCATTCGCTTCACCTGGAGAGGCGAGCGACGCTGCGAGACTCTCGCACACCCACCAACCCCAAAAGGGATTAAAGCGGCAGCCGATCTACGCGATCAAGTAATAAGTCTAGCAAAGCATGGGGTTCTGGATGATCAGCGATATGCTGAGTTGTTCCCGAACTCCAGCTACATGCCAATATCCCTGGTGATGACGTTCGGCGAGTACGCCCAGGCCTGGATCGATAGCTTGGAGATCGTGCCCGGCACGCGCAGAAACTATCGAGCAACGATCAACACCTACTGGATGCCGTGGCTTGGCCAGCTCCCGATCACGGCAATCACCACCATGGTGCTACGTAGGATCATCAGCGAAACCGTATGGGAAACTCAGTCGATCAAGCGCGAGTCCATAGCCAGGGTCACTTCGTTGCTCAAGTCTGCGGTGCAGGATGAGTTGATCGACCGCAACCCCGCTGCACCAATCAAACTACCCAAGAAAGCAAAAAAGCAGGTTGATCCGTTCTCCGGGGAAGAGGCTGCGGCAATAATTGAGTGGATGTACGCGAACTTCCAAAAGCCTGGCGCGCGGATATTTGCTGCCTACTTTGAGTTTGCTTTTTATAGCGGGATGCGGACGGGAGAGATAGCGGCATTACGCTGGGATGAGGTCGACATGGGCACACGCACTGCGCACGTCTGCCGTATCGTTGTGGATGGGGAGGTAGAGGAGCGCACCAAGACGAAGTACGCGAGGATGGTGATGCTTAACAGTCGCGCGCTGAACGCTTTGCAGCAGGCCAGAAAGATCGCCGACGACCGCTTGTTGCAGCGAAGGAGGATCAAAAAAGAGTCGCCGTACGTATTCCCGCCGTCTGGCAGCTCGGAGTTTATCGGCCGCCCCTCTCAGACCGGAGAGCAATTCGCCAAGGCTTTGGAGGCCCTGAGAATACGGCCTCGGCCACAGTACAACTGCCGACATACATATGCCACTATGTGTTTGATGGCTGGAATGAACTCTGCCTTCATCGCCGGACAGCTTGGGCACAGTATCCAGGTGCTGCTGACGACCTATGCAAAATGGCTTTCGTCAACGACGGATTGGTCAGAAGTTGGAAAGCTTGAACAAGCAATGACTGGTACAAAATCGGTACAGCCCTAA